ACTGCGTGGCTAAACCATTAGTGACCTTGTATTTGTTTGCTCTTAAAAAACCTTGTGAATCGATGAAAACATTTGAACCACCGCCAAAACCATCTGTGATTTGCTTTTCGCTTGCTGTTAGAATGTCATTGTCGATTGTTTTCAACAATGCTTTGTATGTTTCCGCTACTAATTGACCGGTTAATGATGCCATTTTCTACCTGCTTATTTTATTGCAAGTTAAAAAATAATCAGCCTTGTTTTATAGAACACGTAACCGATAATCATGACTGATTCAAAAAAGATGGTGATTATGGCCCACGATGGCACCACATTTTTAATCACTTCTTTGTTCGAAATCTGAACATTGTCCGATTTTGATGATTGGTATTTGGATTTGTAAACAGATTCGATTGAATCAATGTCAATTTTGGCCTCAATTCTGCCACGTGTTGAACGCAATGTGATTGTGCCTTGTGGTATTACAAATTTGGAATAAAAGGCCGTTAAAATGCCGGCAGAATCGCACGGATTTTCGATGATAATTGAATCACGGATTGCCTTTGTTTTATAGATAACATCTGATGTGTGGATGGTATCATATTTAACAATCGTGCTTTCTTTGATGATTGTTTTTGATGGTTTGCAACTTGCAAACAGGATAATTGCGATGATTAGGAATTTTTTCATTTTTATATTATTTAACATATAATGTTGGTTACATTTTACATTATACCCACATTTTGTCAATAATGATGGATATATCCTACAAAATCACGTAACCCTGTGGATCGGTTTTCTTTGCGTTTTTCAATGCTAACACATCGGAAATCTTTTTACCGAATGTTTTTTCAAAATGTGGTGCATCAGGGAATTTTTTCCAATCACCACCCCATTCCCATCCGTATTTTTTAAAGATGGCCACAACCTCCATCCAATCCGCTTTGCCATCACCATCGAAATCCTTTTTAACATCCCATGATGCCGATGCACCATCAATCAAAACAATGTCCAATGCAAGGCCATAATTATGGAATGAATACCCACCTTTTGCGTTGGTAACTTTGGCACCCGGTTTTGTTCTGCCAATGGCATACAAATCATCCTGTTCCTTGAATGTCCGCAATGTGTATGCGAATCGACAAAATGCCTTCCCTCTTAATGCTCCACAAATTTCATCATAAATGGTTGCAACCTCAGCACGCAATTTAGGGTGCATCAATTGAATCCGTTCCAATGTCTTTTGGTCTTTCATTATTCCTGATCGGCTTTCTTTTTTACAGGTTTGCCGTGTTTTAAATTATGGTTTTCCTCTCTTAGATTCTCAATTTCAACCGTTAATTCATCCACTTTTTTGCTCAATTGGTCAACCTTCGCCTCCAACTTTTCATTCATTGCCGTTACCATGTCAATCACACGTTGGGAATTTTCTAATTGTATTGTACTGATGTCCGCATTTTCTTTTCGTTTTCCTAATATCCACGAAATTAATGCTGTGATTGTTGATGATGCTAGGCCAATAATGGCATCCCTTGTTTCCATTATGCTGTTTGTTGGATTTTATTACTTATTTCAACTATGCCACGAAAATACGTGTGATCACGTTCATCATCCACAATATACGTTGATGACTCCTTTACGCAGGTAAATACATTGAATCCATCCGCAGATAAATCAAAGTAACCATTTGAACGTGTTCTGATTAATTCTAAAATTCTATTGATTGCCTGATTGGCTGTCAATTCTCCACCTGAATCCGATGCGAAACGTGTCACCACTTCGATTCGTGTGATTGTTTCTGTGATATACGATGTCTGATTAAAATCTGTTTCATCTGATGAAACGGAATACACTAAAATGTACGGAAACGATGCCGATGATGGAACCCGGTTGTAAACACCAAATGTCACACCGCCAATCACAACGTTATTTGTCAAACGTGTAATGATCGCCTTGCGAATAAATTGAATCGGTTCTAACATTATTTAGTCAATTGTTTTAATTTTTGATACAATCGTACATTTAGTAATCGTAATTCTGTTCTGATCGCAGGGAAAAAGAATGGCCGGGCATACATTGCCTGTTTCTTGATTCCTTTGCCCTTAAATTGTGCCGCATAACATGCAGGGAATCCGGCCTCTTGCAAAAACTTTAATGTGACACCACGACCTGTTCCAAATTCAACATATGGGGCATATGGTGCACGTGAAAAAACAACAACAGAATTTTCGTTTTGCCTCTCGAATCCGGTTTGATTTCTCAAATTTCCTGTATCGTGTGGGGCCGTAGATTTCATTCTACCAACCATCTGCATTGCTGTTGTGGTCAATTCGTTTGACAATTCCTGTTTAGAGAATTTAGCCAATTGATCCATCCGCTTTCGCAGATCATCCATTTGTTTCGAATCGACCTTTATTTTAATCATTACCCCTCAATTTTTGTGGCTGTCATTTTCACCCAAAAATTCTCAAACGTTTGAAATCCTGAATTAATGCGATACAATGCCGAAAATCCCTCAACTTGCAACACATCCTCATTGGCAATCAAATCGGCTGTTTCCTTTCTGATTGTGATCTCAATTTCGGTTGATTTTAATCTGATGCCCATACGTTCATCAATATCACCCTTTGTTTCTTGCACACGGCACCACACGGTGTCAATTGTCACATATCCGCCCGGTGTAGTTCCACCATATCCATCATCGGATTTGGCCATCCTTTTAATCAGGATGCGTTGTTTTAAAATTGATGCCGTGTTGTTTGTTGCCATTAGATAAATACCGCTTTTATGCCATCCAATAATTTAGCCGATGCACTCGGAACCTCATTCACGGTCATGCCGGTCACGAAATCCGTGCGATTGTCGTAATAGGTCGAAACCATCATCAACAATGCCTGTTTCAATAGACCATCACTCATTCCTTCCGTTGTGAAATCAATTTTGATGTTTACCGCAGCCGGCTCAATTTCCACCATTGGATCACCTAATCCAAAAACAGAAAATGAAACAGATACACCCTTCACCGTAACTGCATCAACTGATGCAACCGGGCCGAATGGAACATCAATGAATCCTGTTGTTGATTCATCAAGGTAATAGGTGCGTCCCTTTGCGATAATGTCACGGCTCATGTAGTTTTCCGCCGCTGTGTGTGCCGCCTCGATCATCAAATCAATCAACGTATCATCTGCCGTTGCATCAATACGGATGTAATTTTTAGCCTCAGCACGTGAAATGATTGGAACACCAATCACATCATTAATCTTGATCTGCCGCATCTTTTTTTGCTTTGTTGCCCTTTGTCTTATAAACTATTTTTTCTTCTTTTGTTTCAACCTCTACGGCCTCCACTTTTGGTTCAATAACCTCAACAACCGGTTTTTCTTCATCCGGTTTAACTGCAAAATTATTTGCCAAATAATGTCTTTCAACATCAGCCGAAACATTAACGATTTCGCCGGCCCTGTGGTATCCTGTTTTATTATCGAATACCGTTTTTCTCATTAAAACTTTGCCCATAATTGTGCTATTTTTTGAACAAATATAAAAAGAAAAGCCACCCAATATTTAGGTGGCCTCTCTTAATTTGGAATTGTATTAAAACTAAACCCCGATTGCAGCGATGTCCGTTGCAAATGTACCCTTAACGATTGCTAATGGTGCGTAGTTAGTTAATGCAATACGCTCTTGTAAACGTACCGTTACGAAACCATCACGAACGTTTGTTCCATCCTCACGGAAAAACTCTAATGATAAGTTTTCACGGATCCACATTTGTGTTCCTAGGCCGAAATTACCTACCAAGTAAGTTCCTGCCGTTACCGCTGTGTTGATTACAACCGGTACCCCTAAGAATTGTGGCTGTAAACCTGCGTAAACCTGATCTTTCAAATACTCATTTGTTGTTGACTTCAACAATAAGATTTTAGCAAAATCTGTTGGGTTTACCATGATGTAATCCGGGCGATAATTAACCAATGCTAATTGGTTGATTGCTACCGTTAAAACGTCAAATTGGTTTGCTGCTGTGATTGTATCCGCAAATGCACCTGCTGCAAATGCTGTTGATCCTGATGTCACGATACCTGAAATGTTCGGTGCCGTTCCGTTACCATAAAGCAATTGCGCATCTTCAACCGTTAATAATTTCTCAGGTGCACGTGCCGCTAAATATGATGTCAATTGTGCTGTATCAGCTAACATTTCCTCAGAAATACGGAAATATGTTCCAACTTTCTGAACGTTTGCATCGTATGCCGTTAAATCGAAATCTGATTCAGGCAATGTTGATCCTTGTGCTGTTGCTGCTGCACCATTGTCATATGCTGATTCACGTACGTAACGAACAACCTCTGCATTTGTAGAACCTTGTGCCAATAATTGGCGAACGTGTACCGGACGCGTTGGATCGTACTTGATACCCGGAACGTATTGTGCCGGAATAACTTCACCTGTGAAATTAGCCGCAACGGTCATATCACCTGCCTTGATTTCGAATTTAGCTGAACGGCTTGATCCGTTGATTAAATTCTCTAAACCACCTTTTGTGATACCTTCAACCAAAGATTGTTTGAATGATTGTGCGTTTGCACCTGTTGCTGTTTTCTTTGCTGCAACTTCTGCTGCATCAATACGGCCGTGAATTTCTGTAAATTTAGCCTCTAAATTCTTGATTTCGGATTTTAATAATTCATCCGCTTTGCCTGTTGCTGATGCAACTGCCTGTCCTTCTGCTTTTGCGATTCTCGCATCAATTGCCGAATTTAATTCGTTCAATTGGTTTTTGATTTCCTCTGTCATCTTATTTTGACTTTATTTGATTGTTTAAATATGAAAATATTTCGGAAATATCAACCTGTTTAACTTCCGGCACGGTGACAATTTCTGCCGGCCGTGTGGTAACA